TTTTTTTTACTCTCTTTTTTTCACGTAGGCGATGCAGGTGGACTGTTTAATTGCGCATAAAATGCTTTGACACGCTTATTCACAAGTATCTTCGACACATCATAACTCATTATACACATCCCTTCTAATGATTTAATTCTCGATAATGCAACATAACTCTGTCCTGCTTCAAATACACCAGATCCAATATCAATAATACAACGTTCAAGCGTCGCCCCTTGACTTTTATGTATTGTAATCGCCCATGACAAAATCAGCGGTATCTGTGATACACCAATTCCTGGTATATTTTCACTTATCCATGTATGATAATTAATCGTCATCTCCAATCCGTTATTGAAACGCACAACCGGTAACGGTGGTGTTAACCCCGTCAAATTCTCTGTCATTCTCACGATCACACCTTGACTACCATTACATATCGGAGTTGCCGATGTAGTCACAGACTCTTCCATATTTACCACACACATCACTTGAGCACCAACCCTTAGGTGCACTCTGTCATCACACAATATACTATTCTTCAATGAAGTCAATTCGGATACTATTCGTTCTTGTGTCTGCGATGCACGTATTTGTCTTTCTTTATCAGACAAAGGCAAATCAGTTACATATTTTAATTCGTAATTATATGTAGGACTGTCAGGATCTAAAATTGCAAGTTTCTCCATTTCAAGTCGGTTAATTTCATCCACACGTGACCGGGTTGCATATAATATCGTCGGTTTCGTCTGTGGCGTCCCATCTTCAGATACATCTGGCAATATAACATTTATACGTGAACGAAGAATCTCATCTGTTCGACGTGTAATACGCCCCTCACGGACTTGGTTCAGTATTTGGCAATAAACTGGGTCATTTTGTCGGAAGATCTGTTTGAGTTGGATATGATTTTCTTTCGGAAATGTCGTGAACCAACTATCACTTTCAAAGCAGAAACGCGAATTATCAATATCTTCAGTATTCGTTCCCACCGGCGGAAGTTGGTAGAAATCTCCACAGAAAATGAGTTGGATTCCACCAAATGGACGAGAATGACAATTTCGCACTGTTTTTCCAACTATATCGAGTATATCAAATAGGCGTTTCGACATCATACTCACTTCGTCGACGATCAATGTCCGCGTTTTACGCCAATCCTTCTTTTTGAAGAAATTTTTATCTACACGATGAATAATGTGATCGATGTCACCATTTCCAAGTCCGATCCCCGCCCATGAATGAATCGTTTTAGCCTTACAATCCAGCATTATTGCAGCGCATCCAGTGAGAGCACATACTTGAATATTATGTTCGCGCTGCTTTGCGTAGTTGTAAATCTCTCGAATAAGTGCAGACTTTCCTGTTCCACCAGGACCCGTGATGAATACATTTTGACCCAACTTGTATTTCTCAAATGCGTTTTTTTGTTCAGGTGACATATGATTTTGAAATGAAGAAGCACTATTATTACATTCAGAAGACGCTGCCGCAGCAGCATCACTCCTTAATGGTGCATCATGCATCGATATTGATGCATTGCTCGGATGCGTGACTGTTTCACTTTCTGACAGTTTCTTTACAACAGTCGTATATTTACGAATATCAGTCATCGGTTAAATCTATTGTAGATACTGTTTTATCAAACCCGACAAATAGATTTCAATTTATCACAACTTGAATTATTTTATATACTAATAAAATCTCGTTTATTTTTCACTAATTGTAATATAGAAATATAGTTATATACTCTTCATATACTGAATGAATACGTCATATTCCAACCAACCAACATTATACGCAGGATCGGGTGCATATGCAATAACACAACATGATAACAATGATAACACAAGCAATTTATTACATGGCGCATCGCATGTTCCAAATGATCATTTAGAACGCGTTAAAAAATCACAATTCATTATGGAAAAATATCCAGATCGCGTCCCTCTTATCATACAACCATCCAAAAATGATCGCGATGCATATCCCATCGACAAATCAAAATACATCACTCCGAGAGATTTAACGCTTCTTCAGTTGCAGCAGATCATTCGTAGACGCATTCGCTTTCCACCCGAGAAGGCGTTATTTATGTTTATCAATAATAAAATATACCCCATAACATCTGTCATTGGAACAGTATATGATAACAATAAAGATTCAGACGGATTTTTATACATTACGTATTGTCAAGAGAATACGTTTGGCAGTTTTCATTGATATATCTGCATAAGTAACATATATAGATACAAAAGTATATATCCATACAATCTATATATGTTATCATTCTTTTCCAATATAAAACGCGCTATTCGTGAAAAGTTGATACGTAAAAATATTATAAAAAGAGCTAAGCGATATCAAGTAGTAGTTATGGGATCTGAAATAATAAATATCGACGATATCGACGATATATATGAAACAAAACACGACTCACCACCTCCACCCCCGTCTCCATCCCCGTCTCCGTCCCCATCACTTCCTAAAATACATACCTTTTTTAATACTGTTATCGACGATACGCTTATAAAAACAGATTACGAATTTCAAACATTGTTTCATACGGTTCAACAACATCATATTGATATAACAAATATCGTTCTAGAACCAAGGTTTGAAGAATTACTTCAACATATACCAGAAATATCAGATATTTTAAAAATAAAACTCAGACTAATATACATTATTATTGCATTAGACTTATTCTGGAAATTGTTTGAAGAAAAAAAGAAATATCATACATTAAAAACAAAACATTTATTGGGAGTTTTTCGTTATAATGATTATATTATTCGTATCGATGATTCACCCTATAGTTTTTTAAATGAGAATGACACTATTAATGCATTGGCGTTGAAATCCGGTTCATCTTCTGTAAATAATATTATATTACCGTTTTTAGTATATACAAATGTAAAACGAGACATAAATAATAATATATGTGATTGCACTACTCCTATATGTGAATGCAAATATATAGATGATGCAGATCATCATCCGAGAATGAAGGAAGTAACATACGAGGGTCGTGTATATTATCATGCATTACGGGAAAAAAATATATCATTTAGTATTCAACATTATGTAAAAAATACAGAACAATTGTATCATTGGGTAAAAGACAATATTGGAAACTATGTTTATAATCAATTTTCAAATATACAGTATCCATTCTTTATCGAATTGTTTTACAAGTGTGCGTTATTACTACGCGATCTTCATGCATCTGACATAGTTCATGGCGATATAAAACCAGATAACATTCTTCTACGTGAAGGCAATGACTTCAATTTGAATCATGAAAAAAAATGTAAAAATTTCACAGTATATCTCATCGATTTCGGATTATCTGGTATAAAAAATTATGGTTATGGAACAGGAGGGACAATACCATATTGTCATCCCGAATTCAAAAACATCCGTGATACAAATCGGTCCAGTAAATATAATTGGAAAAAACAAAAATTAAAACACGACGTTTGGTCTCTCGGTATTCTTTTTATTACATTGTATATTTATCGAGATTTTTATAGTTATTATCATAAGTATCCCTCATATTTCTTTACAAATGATGGTTATGTATCATCCTTAATTATAGATGTGATTTCAAATCGTAAACTTCATAATATATTTACACGAATACTTTCTGATGACGGGATGCCTATTGATGAATTATGTGATGTATTACATGAAATGACGACTCAATAAAGTGTTATTCCAAGGACGCGCTTGTAATTGTAACTTCCTTTTGTGTGGATACATATTCTGATACAGGTATAGAAGCTTTGACTATATCTACATCAACATTCGTGTTATCTGTATTATTTACTGTTGACGCGGTAGATACATTAGAGCTGTGAATAACAGTTGGTCCATTTGAAGATATCGGCAGAACTACGTTTGTATTTTGAACTGTCTCTGTCATTGCATTCATAATACTATACGGATTTGTATTATTTCCTCGTAGAGACTTTGGTAAATATTGTTCTTCTGTCGATGGGGTATATTCAATAGCACCAGATGATGGTGGAACATGTGTTATATCTTTATTTACGATGGGTGTATTATATGTGTCGAGAGATTTTTCTTGAATCTGTTTCTTACTAATCACTCGTTTTTCAATAGTGTCCCGTTTTGTATTAATGTTCTGAAGTGTGCTCATTACAAGTTCTGGTATGATTGCAATTGTATTCATATACGTTCTATATTTAAAAGAACATACACATGTTTCTGATTCTATGAATTTAATACTATACCACCAATACGCTGGGATAAACATCGTCATTCCTTGGTGTAAATCGACCTCTAATGTTTTAATTTTATCGAAATCATCACGGTATTCGGCTTGAACTTTCCATGGGTTTACTGGTGATCTGAATTCGAATATGTCGTAATCCTTGTATAGGTATAAATATCGCGCATCCTTCGGTGGAATAAGCATAATGCGAATGCTTCCTTGTGTTACTGTAAAATAATTTCGATAGTTTAGATCATATCGAAGAGGCGTGTTTGTATTAACAGCAGCAAGTAGTATATCATATGAACATTTTGAGACCATATAAGGTCGCAAGAACTCATCATTTAATTGAAATGTTTTAATCAACCCTGTTTCATCTATAAAATCTGAATTGTTCTCGCTTATGTATTTCATTTCTGTATCATTATTCAATACTTCATGTGCAATTTTCAACGCTACTGGAATATATACTACAAAATCGTTTTCAATCCCTTTTTCTCTATTTTTGGTATCACGTATATTGATATCGAATGCACGGTAACTATTGTGGATATTTTGATACGATAGTTGGTTTATAAATTGTTCATTAAAATATTGAAATGTGGTAGGTTGTCGTATATCACACACTTCTTCTAACCGTTGTTTTGATGGTTGGTCCATTTCATATACTTCTAAATCATTGCTTCGTTTCAAATGAAAATGAATATGAAGATATAAAAATAATACAATACAAAAAACAAAAATAGATACAATGAGCATTGTAAATATGAATACTATTACATATTCATATTTATACTTCTTTATAATTACGCACCACATACATACTTTACATATCGGTTATTACCAATGAAATTGGTTCGTTGGGAAAATGAGGTGCTGAATAATCTTGTTCTTGATCTATAGTCGGATCTACTGAAACTACATGATCATCTGCTTCAGGCGCTTCGGATGCTTCGGGTGCATCGGATGCATCAGGCGCATCAGGCGCTTCGGGTTCTTTTCCTGAAATGACATCCACTTCATTTACGCTCAAACTGTTATCATGTGTAGTATTGATGTTATCTTCATCATAATATGATAATACTATATTCGTCATCTCGGGTTGATATAAACCATCATTGTCTATTCCGTTATCAACATATATTGATTGTTGATGCAGATCCTTTTCGACGCTAATATTATTACTATCATTTAATAATCGTAAAAGCATAGTATTCATTTCATTCATCATTTGTTGTTGTGAATGGATAAGAGAACGAAGATCTTGATTCTCTTTGACAAGAGGTTCAATCTTCATTATCACTTCCGAGAGATTGGTCTCGTTCACAATCTTATTGACAATCCCTTCTACAAACTCGCGACTATTTGTTAAATCATTCATAACGACATCCATCAATAGTTCTTCACCATCTTCCTCGTTGTTGTCATCATTAATCTCCTCATTAATGTCTTCATTGTTGTTGCGAGGTTTATCAGCGTTACTCGATTGTAAATTGTCTAATTTATGCAGAATATTGTGTAAAATCTGGTTATGTTCTTCAAGTTTTGCATCATGTGATTTTAATACAACAATTGGGGGTGGAACTACCCCAGTATCTAGTAACATGCTTACAAATGGTGTCAGACCGCGAGTTGTCATTGCTGTTGTGGACGATTCATTCGTATGCATTTTCAATGGCGTTTCTACAGTCGTTTTATAATTAGGATTCTTTCGAGGAACACCTTTTTCATAAATAAATTCTGGTTCTTGTTTTTCTACCATTTCCATCTGTTTTGCAATCGCCATTTTTTGTCTTAATATTTGTGTTTGGATTTCGTTTTGTTTGTGAAGAACTCGTAACTTATCAGGCGGAATCGATGATCCTTGAGTTTGTATTAATTTGGTTCGTTCGAACAATTGTTGTTTAATCAACTCTATGTTTTCATAAATGTTAATTTCAGGTGTTTGTAATCCATTTTGCGTTGGATACTGTTGTTGCGGTTGTTGCTGTTGCGGTCGTTGCATATTTTCAGGTTTTGAAGGTGCATACATTGAACTTGGTGCACCACCAATATTTGTCGAAGGCGCAGTTGATGCCCTACGTTTTCGTGCGGCTGACAATGCTGCACTACCACTCATCTTATCGATTATATGTATGTTCGTCGCCGCTACGTCTGTTAAGATTATAAAATGTAATAACACATTAATTCTATATTATTTTCGCATTTTCATTGATATCGGATCGTAACTTCGATATTCCGTTAGTTTAAAATCGGTAATTACATAATCATTTATGTTTTCTCTCAGAACCGAGATTTCAACTCGGGGAAAAGGAAATGGAGATCGCAATAATTGTGGTTTCAACGCTTCGATATGATCATCGTAAATATGTGCGTTTCCTAAATAATATACGAATTCATGTGCGATAAGACCACAATGTTTGGCCAATATATGCGTTAAAAAACTATAAGATGCAATATTAAAGGGGACGCCTAAACCTACATCACCGCTTCGTTGATATAATGAGCACGAAAGACGGTTGTTTTGGTCCACGTTAAACTGGCACAGCACATGACAGGGTGGTAGTGCCATTTCATCAAGTTGGCACGGATTCCATGCAGACATAATCAACCTTCTGGAAAATCTCTCGGTAGGATGTTTCAAGCATCTGATGATCTCGGCCAATTGATCTACACCTTTCCCCGTATAATCAGTTTCGTAGTTCTCATATGTTGCATTGAAATGGCGCCATTGGTGTCCATATACTGGACCGAGGTCGCCTTCGGCGTAGTGCGATAAACCGCGCGAATCTAGAAAATCACGTGACGCATTACCGTCCCAAATATGAACGCCGGTTTGTTGTAATAGTCGATTGTCTGTTTTTCCTTGAATAAACCAAAGGAGTTCTTTAAGACATGTTTTCCACGCCATTTGCTTTGTGGTGAGAATCGGAATCGTTCCTTGTTCTAATGAAAATACCATTGCTGCGCCAAAAACAGATAATGTATTCCCATTACGACTCACATGGGTCTGATTCTCACGTAGAATGTCATAAATAAGATTCAGGTATTGATATTCTTCATGTGGGTGAATAAAATAAGTAGATCTCGGCATCGGTATTAAACTGGGTAAAATAGTGGATGATTCAATAGAAGGCACAAACGTTATGGTCTCTGTTGACGGTTGTTGAATTTCAGTATCATCGTTGAGTTCTTTAATCATGTAGTGCGGAACGCTATTCATACGTGCAAAATTGCGAATCATTACTACTCAAATAGAAATAGGATATTATAAATTCACCAATAAAAAGTGTTTAATTTCATTTCATTTTCATAAAATAAAATCAATCCTAATATATATAAATAACTATAAATGGCTTCTGCTGCAGGTAGTCACAGCAGAGAAGATTGGCAAATATTTGCACACGAGGTTGGTAAAGCGTGGAAAGAATCGACACATCTGGATCATGACGGTCTTACCCCAGATTATTCAGCTAGAAACTCGGACAATGATTTTTACTATGGGTATAGACTAAAGTATAAGCATGAAGGGGATCTAAATCCCGTATCTGATCTAATACATTATCATGTGTTCAATCATAGAACCAAACAAAAACCAATGAGTCAATTAACATGTTCTGGTATACATTCCGACGAACAAAAATTTTCAAAAAAGAAAAAGACACCTGAAGAATGGGTTGAATATTTTAGACATGGTTTGAAAACATGCTGGGAATCTAAAAGTCGCGGTCGCAGTCCAGGTCGAAGTCGCAGTCCAGGTCGAAGTCGCAGTCCAACTCACGGTCGCGCCTCGACGACTCATTCAACAAGTGTGAAAAAGACACCCTGCAAATTTTATGCAGAAAATAGATGCGAAAAAGGGGATAAGTGTCCTTTCATGCATCCCGGCGCATCTGCAACCACCCATCGAGGTCCCAGTCGCACTGCAACGACTCATTCAGTTTCTTCAAAATCGACACCTTGTAAATTTTATGCAGAAAATAAATGTGAAAGAGGAGATAAGTGTCCTTTCATGCACGGCACTCCTCGCGGCATATATACTCAATAATGGAGGCATTTGAAGAAACCGTTAAAGAAGGTTCGAAACGTGGAAGTTCATTCATTGATCATGTCTTCCGTTTAGACGAACAGCAACAGGGTGTATTATTAAATATTGTTCAATACACAATCATCGGTTTTATTCCGATTTTACTTATGCTTTATTTGGTTCGTACGTATGTCCCTGAACCAGATGATCACAAGGCTACACTTATGATTTTAGTGGAAATTATTGGTCAGATTCTCTTTATGTTCGTGTTCATCTACTTTATCCACCGTTTGATTACGTATGTTCCAACATATTCTGGATACAGATATAGCGAATTTAACTTCACAACTACCATTTTAGGAATATTAATGATTCTCTTGAGTATTAAGACAAAGTTGGGAGAGAAGGTTCAAATACTTGTTGAACGCACAATTGAACTCTTGGGTGGTGAAACGAGTTACAATGGAACTGTGGGAAGTGACGGAAAGGGTGCTCAAGGCGGAAATAATGGCGGCGCAGTTCGTATCACCCAACCATTATCACAACCTTACGCTGGCGGTGTTCCCGGCGGAATGATCGGTGGCGGAATGGCACCTCCTAACCCTATTCTTACGACAAACCGTAATACAGGAACTGCTGATTATGGTCTCTCGCAGGCGTCACAGCAAACCCAGCACTTTAACAGCACTTATGCGCAGAATGTCGGCGCGGGAATGCCTGGCGGTATGATGTCATTTGAACCTATGGCGGCTAACGAGGTAATTGGAACCAAGTTTTAGATAAACTTACTACTGAAACAGAATTATAATATTATTACTGGTAATGGTGAAAATATTATATATTATAAGCACATTGATGTGCATACTGATTCACTTCTCAATGAAAATCTCTCGTTCAACGCTTTTCATAATCTTACGTTCCCCAATTGGATCATCTTTTATTTCATGAAGGACATTCTTCACCATCTTATGATGGAAATCCTGAAGTTGACTATTTGTTTCCCAACCCGGGTGTAAATCCATCCATTTCTTGATTGCAAAGTATTCTTTGTTGGCAATATCCACAAACGCCTGACGTATTCGTGCATTCCCTTCGTCTCTCGCCCATTGATGGTTATCGCGGACATAAATTGTATCGCGTTTCTGATCTGTGCAATGAATTGGGCGTTTATACAGGTCCATTTGTTTTAATCCGTCGATCATGACTTTACTAATTCCTTCCACAAGACCTTGGTTCCGTGTATAAGTTAGATCGTCCATGGTGATTTCGAGAGAATTGACAAAGTCTGAGAGATTGACCGCGTCTTTACACTGTTCGTTCAGGAAAAAGTTCAAATTAAACTGGTTATTATTCGTATTATTCACGATAATATTGCGTTCCTTACTTAATTCGATGATTTGCTTCTGGAGGGTTTTATTCTGGTCTAATAATTCAAATACGAGTGAATTTACGATCGATGTTTTGTTTCGTTTCTTCCCGTCAGTAAGTGCCGAAATCATTTTTCGAATATATTCTTTAAGTTTCTCGTTTTGTTCGGTAAGAAAGTCGGATACGGCCGACGACGCTGTATCAGATATACCTGTAATTGCTGTTTCATCATCAATGTCCATGTCGTCGTCGTTGTGATCATGATTAACAGATTGTTCCGATGATGAAGCATAAGACAACACATCGGAATCGGAATCGGAATCCGCGCCACTGTATTCTGATACATGTACAGAAATTTCAGGTTCTGGTAATAATTCGGAAGAACTATCATGAAATATATTTCCGTTGATTTCCTCCGTCTTTTTTTTAGATTTGAAACGATAACAAATGAGTCGATTGTCGTCGTCGTTATTTATATCGGCAATCTCTCGAGATATAGGTTGTTCAATCTCCAATGGTATCATTGTTGTTCTTGTTGTTGTCAACGTCGTAGTTGTAGAAATGAAGGATACGGATAGAGAGTTTAATGCAGATTCGGATGAATGATGACTATTTGAATTCACCAGTTTATTTACAGATTGGTTATGTTGAAACTGAAGACAGGTTGATGTATGTTTATAATAACTAGAACGATGAGCATATGATTTTTTACAAAGACATATATATTTTCCATCCTTCGTGGTTGGCAGAGATGCTGGCTTTGTTTTATTTGCAGCGCCGCCAAAAATCTCGGTGTGAAAAACAGGGGTAGTGGTTGTAACAACTGGTGTTGGTCCGAAAATATTTGGTTTAAAATCAGAAAAGTTTGGAAATTCGTCAATTGACTTTTCGTCGAATTTTTCATCGTTCAAATTTGGTTTTAATTTCATAATATAAAAGTTTACCCGTTTCTTTGCTTCAAAATCATTGGTGCAAGAACATTCTTCCAGAATTATACACTTCCAATTTGTCCAACCACCGTTCGTTCGAATAGAGTCATACAACTTTGTCTTATACGAAAGATCCAAAGTGTCGCGTTTGTGTTTGTACTTTCGCTGTGTTAAGTTAGTTGTGTACGAAATATACCTGTCTAAAATCATTGGGTTTTTACAAGTTAGTAGATAAACATACGTCTTAGAATAATCAACATACTTTCTCGGCATTTCGCACCTTTACAGTCTGTATTATTTTACCCCAAATTTGTTTAATTTTACCCCGATTTGTTTTATATTACCCCCAAAAATATGTATAATTTTTATAGTATGACGCCTATATTTGCTCTATATACACAGCATATTATATATCTATTATATATTTGTTGGTTTGTGACCATTCATTTCATTTTACCCCAAGGGTTTGGCAACATTTACACCATCAGTTAGTCTAAATGTTGTCATTATCTCATCAAAAAGTGAACATCCTCATCACAAACAGTGTCGTCTTCTTTACGCCAGACTTACTATAGCGGTTTATAGTATGAACGCCTATATTTGCTCGATGTTCAGTGTGTATCATTATACCATTATAATTGTGGCGTTTATTTTGTGACTGGTATTTCATTTTACCCCAATGGTTTGGCAACATTCACACCATCGGTTGGTCTAAATGTTGCCATTATCTTATCAAAAAGCGAACATCATCGTCACAAATTTGTCGTCTTTTTGTCGTCTTTTACCCCGATTTTGTCGTCTCTTGCAATTTGTCATTTTAGTGATTTTGGCAACATTTACACCATAATCAGTGTCATCACCAGAAAGCAAACGCCTATATATCCCGCTAACACAAAATGGGTAAAATGGTATTTTTCCAAAAATGTCCAAATCCGGGTTTGGCCGTTTTACTTTTAAAACGCGTTTTTGCGCATTTCACCTGACGAGAGCATATTTTGCAATTTTTGAATTCATGTGTTGAAAATATAGCAGGAAATCAATAAGGTGACTTTTTGTTATTACATACAGCGCCATTTTTCGACGGACCGGTGCGATTCCCCCCGCCTTACTGACTTTCCAAAAAGTTATAAGATAATGCTATATATGCTCTACTTTTCAGTAAGGATGTAGGCGATCGTATATAAAAATAGATGGGTCAGTGTGAGGCGAAGTGTCATCATCGTCGTATCGATAATAAACAGAAATTGTTGTAATTATATATTGAGTATTTTGAATGATGAAAAAGACAGTAGTGGTTGATTTGGAATATATGCGGCCATCAGTGGGGGGTGGTGGTCGTAGATCTCGGTCTCGGTCTCGGTCTCAGTCTCGGTCGCGGTCTCGGTCGCGGTTTGTTAAACCCAATGAGGCATTTGACTATGAAGAGATGGATATTGACAGAATGTTGTATCAGCACAAGGGAGAAGAGGAAATCGACGACAATGATGATACAACGAATGAAGATGATATAAGTGATGATGATTTGAGTGAAGACAATTTAGATAGTAGTGATAGTGGAGATGATGAAATTGATAAACAACAAATGCATCCAAGTATCAAAGATACAGATTATGCGGTAAACTCCGACGATGATTTACTGCAATCAGTATTAGATGAACCAACATTTCCACTAGATGTTAATGCGATATTATCTGCGATGAATAAGACAGAAAATAACACGATTGCGAATACGACACTCAAGAAAATATCCGCGCGAAGACACGAGATTCTCTCGTCATTGAATTTGACACCGGAGAAAATGAATGAATTCGAACGTAAATTACACATGTATCGCGTGATTGAAAATCCATGGGATCTAAAACATAATCAATTGATTCGGTGGATTCCACTTCGTTCTCTCGAAACGCGACCTTATGTAACACTGGGTGGAACATTATTCCGTGTGCGCGAAAACGTCGAAGAAAATATACATATTGTGACAATACGAAACATTAAAAAGTTTGTATATAATATTCGCTTTGAATTGAATGTAGTGTTTCAGCGATTAAGTCAAGAAGAACTTATGATATTACGTGCAGTAGAATATGTATACTCCGACACCGATGACGCTACCTCGGAGATTCAATAAGTTAGGTTATTTTTAACCGTTTCACAGTCTTTGTTATATCGCGAGTCATCATAGGTCGTATTTTGCCATTCTTTGTTTTGCATCGAAATCCATGTTGACGCAATCCTTTTGTATTGAAAATAGAACGTGTGCAAAAACCGATACGACGACCTTCGTCGTCACCTCTCTTTGAATCATCGTTATTGTTATTGTTATTGTTATTGTTATTATTACTTGACTTAATGCACCGACATAACTTTTGCGCCAGAATTAGATGAGCCCGTTGTTTGATAGACTTTTTATTTTTGCGTGTAGCGTGGTCACCTTGATAATGATGAAGAATTTTCATATAATCTGAATTGTTTAATTTCATATCTTCATCAATATCATTATCTGTATATTTTGGTATACTTTTCATCGATCTTTATATTATTTGTATAATATAAAAATAAAAATGAAACCAAAAGTCGTAGTGTTTGATATGGATGAAACACTCGGCAATTTCTCACAAATTTCTATATTCGGACATGTATTAGAAGAATATTTCGACAAACCAGATATCATGTATCATTATTTCAATGATTTAGTTGATTTATATCCAGAAATTATACGACCAAATATGGTTCGTATATTAGATTATATCCGTAAAAAGAAGAACGCAGGAATTTGTAATAAAGTTATGATATATACAAATAATTCGGGTCCGGATAAATGGGTAAAGCATATTCGCCAGTATTTTGAAAATAAACTACGTGCATTGTCAGGGTCTTCTTCGTCAGCAACAAAAAACGGTCTAGCAATTACGCCTCCACTTTTTGATCATACCATTGGCGGATTCAAATCGAATCATGGTAGTGGCACTGCATCATCCTCATCAACCTACCCACAACGCACCACAAACCATAAAACCGTAAATGAGTTTATACGCTGTGGTCGTCTTCCTTCTGATATCGAAATATGTTTTTTGGATGATGTAGAACACCCTAAAATGGTGGATGATCGAGTATATTATATTAAATTACAACCGTATTATTCTTATATACCGTTTGATTTATTTGTAGTTCGTTTTTTGAATAGTTCATTATATCGCGATGTGTTTGATAAATTGCATACGCCATCAATACTGAAAGACGCGACAACTATGTCGATTGCTAAAAAAGACATGATAGACCTGTTTGTAAAGTATGCAAATATGACGAGATATGATATAAAGGAGAACAATAAAAAACTCAATCCAAGAGAAATCGACGAAATTATCAGCAAGTATATCTTATATCATCTTCAGCAGTTTTTCAGAGATGGACCTCCACAACCGATACATCCATTACG